AAGGTTTTTCAAAGTAATACGCCATTGGTAGTTTTATGCATGGCGAATTAATTATCTCTGGTCCATGGTAAAACATATCAATGTGTTTGTTAGTCAAAACAATTTGATTGCCGTCCTTATCAAAAAACCTTGTGTTTGAAAAATAAAATTCTGCGCATGAAGATAAACATATGCACAGTACTACAATACTAATGATCTGACTCATATGCTTTTCTCCGCTTGGCGTGTATTTCACGCATCACGTTTTTCAATTGATCCACTGAATCTTTGCCGCGGATCTTTTCTCTGTCATCTAGCATTGTTCTTCTAACTTCTAGTGGAAAAGTAAGAATGAATGAAGCTTCACATTCTATGATCCACTTTGGGCAATATGTGCAAACTTGATTGCCATCAATTAAAGTTACCATGCCTTGCTTTGCATAAGCTTTAGGGCATTCTTTTGGATCGCAGTTCATGCTATACGAAACATTTTTTGCATTCTGGCCAGCACATTGGTAACTGGGGAGAATGCTAATTTGACGCTTCTTCTGTCATTGAGCATAACTGCTTGCCAAATGTATTCATCGTCATCATAGCAAACAGCTGGTGGCGGCTGATATGCGCATCCAATCAAAACTTTGCCAGTGTTTACCATCACAGTTTTTTTGTGGTCAAATTTTTTTAATTCTTCCATCTTAATTTCCTTTCGAAAAATCAAAAATATTGGTAGGGAAAAAAATCATTGGCTCCATGTCTTGCCAGTCATCACGATCTTTTCTGCCGGCGATACGTACATCGAGCGTATGTTCTTTTTTTACCTCAAGTGCCCCAAGTACATCAAGCCACTCGATAATCAGGATAAACGGAATGTTGCTAATTGCTGACATTCTTAACCCTGCCCATATTTTTTCCGCGCTTATCATTAGTGTCGGATATTGATTGACATCAACATTGCGGCACTTGATCTCAACCCATGCTGTAATGTTTGACTGACTCAGCATTGCATAGTCGACGTTATATCGTATAGGCAATTTACGTACATCGTAATTCCATGCTTTGGCATATCGCATAATTGCTTTTCGTTCTGCTTCAAGCGTTGCATTGTTTTCATACATTGGCCGAATCATTTTGGCATTTCCATTTTCTGTTTCATGCCAGACAGTAGTTCAGCAATGCGAGCTTTGTTTCTAGCCAATTCCTCTTTTGAAAACTCGTAGCCCAGTGCCAGCGTTCCCGGTGGCACCCATGCCTGCCTTAGCATTTCTTTAAACTTTGGCAACGTCGGCGGTTCGTCTGGCAGGTTCTCGAGCGCTCGCTTGATTGTTTCAGGCGACTCGTAGTATCCGCCCAGCTTCTCTGCCCAGATGTCCATAGCGTTGACGATGCCTGCGTCCTGACCGTCAGATAAAGTCTGACCGATCCTCCACATATTCATCCACCTCGATCCGTAGTGGCCCTGCATCGTCGCGAATATCTTCTGAATCCAAGGTTCTGGTAAACGACGGGTTGATGGTTCTGAGTTCATTGCGTTGTGCCTCCAAGTTTCCAAAGATTGCGATACCTGCCGCCCGGCGGGACTGCTCTGCCGGTGTCAGTTTTTTTTCATGGTCCGGTTTTACCCATTCCGCGTTAAAGCCTGTCCATCCTCGTGCGCACATGATCTGCAGTGCAGCATCCAGACTCATGCCTGCCTTGTCTGCTTCACGCTGAATGCCTTTGATGGCCGTCGCCGTGATCGGTGCCTTCTTGGCTTTGCGATGTTTAACAAAGTCAGCCCAAGTAGTTTCAAGAATGCCCGGAGGGCATTGCACCGCAGGTGCTTTACTATCTGTTTCTTGTTTGTTGGTTGTTGTTTGTTGGTTGTTGTTTAGGCTTTTTTTGGGTTCGACTTGGGTTTGGCTTGGGTTAGCGGTGGGTTTCCCATTGCTTTTTTTCGGCCTGCCGCCTAGCTTTCCGTTCGATCTCTGCTTGTCAATGTATGCGTGGTAGTCCGCAATTTCAGCGTCAGCACGGTGGTTTCGGTACCCTTCTTCAGTCAAAATGAAGAACTCATTGAGTACAGATTCGACCACCTCAGAACCCATGCGTAACCTACGGGAAACCCAATGGATATCGGTGGGTATTGGCGCTTCGGTATCGTAATACAGGTCCAACAATCGACGGTACGTAATGTCCTCTTCGATTGTCAAATGCATCGTGTGCTTAATGTAATCGCCAATGTTGAAATTGTAGTAGTGCATCATGCACCCGCCTTTGCGGCCTGATCCAGCAATCCTCTGACCTTGTCAGTGACCGCGGTCGATCCTTTTTTTGTGCAGTCTACGCACCCGGCATTGATGACATACCGTTCATTGCATCCGCACTTTGGGCACGGCTTGCCGGTATATTTCCGCTGGCCTTGTCTGGCCGCTGTAATTCTTGGGGACTCCATTTTAGCTCCATGTGTTTGTGGTAGCTGGATTATAAATCCAAAACACATGAGTCGGTCAAGCTTTTTTTAGGCGAAAAAAATCCCCGTCTTTCCGGGGTGTCATGCGATTAATTGCAGGTCGTATTGCAGTTGCCGCCGTAGCAACAAGTGGTGCAGTAGACGCATTGTCCATTGCTGCAATAGCTGTTGTAGGTGCAGGCTGCGTAGCTCAATGTTGCGGTAGCTGCCAGCCAGATGGCAATGAAATATTTCATGTGGCTCCCCTTAGTTAAGTGCCGGTCTTTCCCGGCTGTCAGGTTACTCGCTGCGTCCGTCTGCAGTACCGGCGACCTTCTCAGGCGGCGAATCGCACGGCGGCATCCGCTTTTACCAATTACAAATCGGCTTCCTTCACAAACACTCCGTTAATCATTTTGCCTTTGCGATCCTTGATTTCATCGTAGGCCATCTGAATGCAGTTCTCGATCTTGACGCCGTATTGCTCGGCCAAAATGGTCAGCACCACCACCGTGTCGCCAATACCGTCCATAATCTTTAAGCCGTCATTTCGAGCCACGCCTGCAGCCAGCTCGCCTACTTCCTCGAGCAGTTTGACCATTTGCTTTTCCGAAGTGCTGCCGGAGATCAAATTGCGCTGGTGGGCCCAGCCGCGGATGTTGATAAATTCTTGCATGCTGTCACCTCAGAATGGAATATCGTCGTTGAAATTATCTTTGGCCTGCTGGCCGGCACCAGCCGCAGCCGGGGCACTTGATTGCTGACCTGATCCATCGCGGTCCTTAACATCGAATCGCCACAGCATAATGGACTTTGCGCCTTTGCCGGAAAGATCCGGGACACCAGCCGGGTTAAACCAGCGCTCGAGCAAAAGGTATTTACTGCCGTCATCAGACTCCATTTCAGCGCCCACATTCTGCCAGCGCGCTTTCTTTTCGCCCTTAGCGTTTGTGTACTCATCAACCTTGACCATCAGGTCTTTGATTTTTTTCGGCATCATCTTCTCCAGTAATTCTCAACATCACAAAGCCGCCCAACTGCTCGGCAACCTTCACCACTATTGTCGTAAATTCTTTCTAAATGATGCCTACTCCATCAGCAACACCATCAATGCCTGACTTCATGCGCGCAAGCAGATTGTCCCGGTCATACGCCCGGCGCTGTGGCGGGTAAAACGCTACTTCCAGCGTCAGCTTCCCTGATGGCCGGGCCCAGTTTGGGGCTTGATACTTTGCTTCAAAAAAAGAATCGTGCCGGTACTTTTTTACGGCGCGCGCTTTGATAGCCCAGTGCATTCTCGCATTCGGCGACAGCGCTGCAGCAGGCCACATCAAACGGATTTCAGTCACTGCTGACGCCCGAAGATGATGTCATGTGCGTCAAGCTCCAGACCTTTTTCCCATGCCGCCTCAAGCAACTTTCGCTGAGATGAAGTCGGGATCACGCCACGTTTGCGCCACCGGGTAATGGCCGCGGGATCTAGTTGCAAAATACGGCCCAATGGGCGGACGCCACCAAAAAGATTGATGACCAGCTCGGGAGGGGATATGTGTAATTTGTCCATGACCGCATGATGACACGAAAGCAACGGTCCTGAAAAGCCATTCTTTTATTTTCAAATTATTATCTACAATCATCTACGTAAAAAAACGGTTGACGCCGTAAATGATGTTGACTTAAGATCCACACATCGACGCAAATTGTGAGCAAACAAATGATCCAATACGGCATTCTCGATGATGATGGTTTGGTGGTGCGGTGGGTCTGGGTCAAGCCAGATTACCCGCACATCATCCGCAAAGTACCGCGCAAACGCAAACCCAAGATTGATTTATCCACATTACCAGCAGCACTTTTTTAGGAGACAAACATGATTAAGTACGACAGTGACGCAGTAGGTATCGCCGAAGGTTGGATACCCGTTGACGATCCAGAGGATCGTTTAAAAGCTTGGCAGCACCTGATCGACACCGGCTTGTGCTGGCAGCTTCAGGGCTGGTTTGGACGCACTGCCGTCGACCTGATCGAGCGCGGCCTGTGCCGCCCGGCCCTTGATGATTAATGTTGACGCCGGGTCAACGATTTAATATAATCTGTACACACTAATCCACACGGAGGCACAAAAATGAATTCATATATCTTTAATGTCGAATCACTGGAAATATCCAGCGCCAGAGATATCGCAGGCAGCACCAAGTCGTATTACAAAGTTATCCGCATCGTCGATGTCAAAGGCTCAGTATTTGAGCTTGCTATCTATGCAGACTCCGCCGACAAACTGTCAATCGTGGAGGTCATATGACTCGCTATATCGCTGAGATCGACACCCGCGTAGCCGGCATCCCTTGCAAGATTGGCGTCCTTTGGTTTGCTCGCGACGGTGGCCGTAGCGAATCCGAATGGCATGTGCTTGACCGCCGTGGCCGCTATGCCGCATGGCTTGAGCGCAAGCTTGATGGCCCAGCCAAAGATGACATCGAGGAAACCATTTACTACGCACTGGGAGATGACTAATGATCGCCGCACTCGATAGATTTATTGACGCACATCCGTTGCTGTACATCAGCTTGTTGTTACTCGGCGCACTGATTGTGCCTGCACTTGTGGAGGCTTACCTATGAGAGAAACTATTGAGATCGTCGACAAGCAACAATGGCTGACCCAGCGCATGCGTGACATTACCAGCACCGAAGTGTCGGCTTTGTACGGATTGTCGCCTTACCTTACCGAGTTCGAGCTGTTCCATCAAAAGCGTGAAGGCAAGGTTGTAAGCATTGAAGCCAATGAGCGCATGACATGGGGCACCCGGCTTGAGGCAACCATTGCTCAGGGCGCAGCTGAAGATCATGGATGGGAAATAGAGCACATGAATGTCTACATGCGCGACCCAGAAATTTGTATGGGATCCAGCTTTGACTTCAAGATTGTGTCGAGCGTCAATGGGCCCGGCCTGCTTGAGATTAAAAACGTCGACGGCCTGCAGTATGCTCGCAATTGGATTGATGATGGTGAAGGTAACATCGAAGCACCGCAGCACATTGAGCTGCAGCTTCAGCACCAGCTTGAGGTAGCCGATCTTGAATGGGGTGCAATCGTTGCACTGGTTGGTGGCAACGAACTAAAAGTAATCTACCGCAAACGTGATCGTGCAATCGGTCAGGATCTGCGTAATCGTATTGGCGTGTTCTGGAAACGCATCGAATCAAACTTGCCGCCAACACCGGACTACGAAAAAGATGCTGAGTTCATCATCAAGCAATTGCATAATCAGGCAATCGAAAACATGGTAGCCGATGTTACTGGCGACGAAACCGTTGAGTTTTTAATCGCTGAATATCACGAAGCACATAAGCAAGCAGCACAATGGGAAATAAAAGCTAATGGTTTAAGGGCTCACATTCTTGAGCGCATCGGACCAGTATCAAAAGTAATCAGCAAATTCGGCACCATATCTTGTGGCAATGTGAAAGACAGCCTTGGCACTTTCGTTACGCCAGAGCTTGTGGGTCAATATGTAGGTGGCCGTAAAGGTTACCGTAACTTTAGGTTCTACCCAAAAAAGGAGAAATAAAATGAGCACAGAAATCTCAAAAGAAATTACACCAATGGAACAAGTCCGCGGCGCATTGCAAAAGATGGAGAAAGAATTTAGCGCAGCATTGCCGCCACAAATTGCGGTTGGCAAGTTTGTGCGCA